GACACCAGCACTGTCACAGTCAAGATGCTCTTAACCTGCCCGTTAGCCCTCTCTTATGGGGCAGATATGGGGCAAGCATGCTTCACGAGCATTCGAGCAGGTCACCAATTGCCTGCTGTCAGTCCTACCACCTGGAGCTGAGCGAGGTGGGCCGGTGACAGCTCGAATCCGGATCATGGCGGACAGCTCGGCAGAGGCCGAAGCGATCCAGGCGGCGCTGGGGACGGTGCTGGACGTGGCCGGCGGGGAGCGCGACTACCCGATGCGCAACGGGTTCGGGGTCCGTCGCTACCTCGAGGTGCGGTTGCCGCAAGAGCGGACCGTCCAGGCGACGTCTACCTGAGCCGATCGGCCAGAGCTCGAACGCTGACCGAGCAGTGTTCGGAATGGGACAGCCCCCGGCAGCAGGAATGCCGGGGGCTGTTCGCGGTGTCATGGTTCAGGCGTTGAACTTGTCCGCCTTCACCGCGGCGAGGAAGTCTGACCAGCGCTCACTGGTGAAGCTGAGTAGTCCGCCGTCGCGGTCCTTGGTGTCGCACACCATGGCGTTGCGGCCAAGGCGACCAACCTCGATGCAGTTGTGGGTTCCGCTGTGGCTGGACTTGCGCCACCCGTCGATGGTCACGGCGGTCATCCTTCGGTCTGGTGCCGATATTCGGCGGCGAGCTGTTGCAGGATGGCGCGAGCTTCGTCGCCCTCGCACGCCACCAGCCATAGACGGTCCATGAGCCGGTGGTAAATGGCGACCTGTTCGGGGTCGTCGATGGTGAGCTCGGCGGAGACGTGCTCTACCTGGACCAGGTCGTCAAACATGGTGAAGCCGTTCATCGTGATGTTGGGCAGCCGCCGGAACGCGGGTAGCACACCGAGTCGCAGGCCAGGGATATCGACGGCGGACACGAGCCGGTCGAGCTGCCCAAGCATGGCATCGTGCGGCGCTACCGGGTGTTGTAGCGCGTACTGGGAAACGATGAGCTCGATTTCTTTGCCCTGGTAGAGCACTTGCTGCCGCTGTAGACGGACTCGCACCGACGCCTCGATGTCCGAGTCCGGCACCTGGAGGAGTTCGGCTTGGGTGCGGAACACGGCGCGTGCGTAGTCCGCGGTCTGGAGCAGGCCAGGCACGACGCCGAATTCGACGTTGCGGATGCGGGTCGCGGCGTGTTCGTTGTCGAAACTCTGTTGCTGCCGTGCGCGATGGCCGGCGCGCAACTGCGCCCGCCACGCGGCTTTGCTGATCCGCAGCTCGGCGAGTTCGTCGAGCATCTGACGAACCGTGGACTCAGACGCGCCGATGGCGTCGAGCCACTGGGTAACGTCTGAGTCCTCGGCCGTCTGCTTGCCGTTCTCCAACTTGGAGATCTTCGAGTGTGGCCAGCCCAGCGCCGACGCCAGCTCGCGGCCGGTCATGCCCGCTTCGTCTCGGAAGCGGCGCAAGCGCTCGCCGAATTCCTGTCGTCGCTGTTCGAAGCTGGTCACGTCTCCTCTTCCTCACTGCACCAGCACTGCCCATTCCTCGGCTGGCGCTGCGGCGTTCCATGCTCGGTCCCGCCACTGCCGGTACTGCTCGATCTTGGCAGCGTCGGTGATCATCTCAAGTCCGAGCATGCCCCTGTCTCCGAAGTGCATCACGCCGACCCGGTCGTCATCGAACATCCAGAAGTCGGTCCCCAGGGGCAGCCCCAGGGCCTTGGCCTCGGGCATCGACAAGCTGCGGATCTCTTCGCCTGCGGGCAGGTTCGCGCGGAGCGCTAGGTCCATTTCGAACCGCAGGTAGTCGGTCAGCGGCTCGCTAAGCACCCGGACCCGCCGGAAGCTGCGCCCCTCGTTCGTCGCGGCGCGGACGTTGTCGGTCCAGGGTGCCAACCACGCATCGTCTGGCGGTTCACCGTTCAGGAAGCGCCGCAGCGGCTCGTCCTCGACCGGTTCCCGGTAGACCCCTTGGGTTTCCAGCCGGAACGCCGTGTCGCGGAACGACCGGAACAGCCGGTCGAACTCCGTGCCTGAAACCAGTTCCACCATGGTCGTCAGTCCCTCGCGAAACGCAGCAGGGCCTTGGGGATCTCGACCGCGGTTTCGTGGTCCGGCAGCCCGCGCTCGCGCAGCGTCGCCAACGCGTCCGGGTCGGTGATCCGAGTTCCCTGCACGACGTAGGTATCCCGGTCGGTTTCGTACAGCTCGGGGCAGCCCCCGCCGCCGCTTGTGGTGCCGAGGTGGGTCAGTCGCATGTCGGTCTCCTTGTCGGCCGGTAGTGAACCAAGCGCGCACCGTTCGCGCAAGCACCAGCCAACGGCACGAACCATACGTGCGCCTTGCCCCAATAGAGTGAGTTGTTCGAGAAGCTTCGCGACTGTTTCTTGTGTGGTTCTCGAAACTGGTCCATGCTCACCGAGACCAGATCACCGCAGGAGGTCACCATGCGCATCTACCGGCCTCACTCGTTCCATTGGGTTCCGGCCGCTGGTCAGCGGCACGCGAGCGTCGATGAGCACCCGCCTGGCGCTTCGCTCTACCCCGACGGCGTCACGATCACGACCTTGTGTGGGCGGTTTGTCCAGGCGGAGAACGGCGAAGTGGCCTGGCTGTGGGATACGTGCCCGGATTGCTGCGCCGCGGCTCGGATCCTTGCCGGGCTCCCGCCGGTTCTGGGAACCGCTGCGGCCACGACCGGCGGCGCGTCATGAGCGAGCTGCCGGAAACGCCTTTGCACACGCTCTTGGTTCGTGCAGCGGTCGTGCTGGAAGACCTGGCCGACGACGTGCGCGAGCAGACCGTGACGGATCAGCAGTACACACAGACCGCCGAGCTGCTGCAGGAAGTCGCCGAGTTGCTGAGGGGCCAGAACGTGGCCTACGTCCCGCCGCGTGTGGTCGACGCTGAGAGGGCTGGACGGTGATCGCCGCGTTGGTCGCGACGAGCCTGCTTGGCACCGCAGCGCTGGCGCTGTGCGCGACGTTTTACTACGCCCCGGCACGGCACGCCGGTAGCGGCGAAGGCGCGTTGACGGTCGCCAACCTGGTCGCGCGAGTGGAAGCGGAGACGCGCGGCAACGGCCGGCACCGACTGCGTGAGCCGGTCGTGATGCGTGGCGACCTGAGCGAAGCCCTCGCCGACGCGCGCGCCGCCGAGGAAACCCAGCATCTTCCCGTGATCGAAACCGGGCTACCGGTCAATGATCGCGAAGCGATGCAGCGGCATCCGGGAATGGTGCGCCGGCTTCTAGTCGCGCTACGCGACCTCACCACCTGATCACGGTGGGGACGCCGCTGCCTTCCCCCGACCGGCGTCCCCACCGCAACCACGTGCCCGACCGCCACCAACCCCCAGCGGTGGCCGGGCACATCGAATGGCCGGGCGGCGGAAGCCCCCCGACGCCGTCCGGCCATTCCCCGAAGCCCCGGCACGACATGCCCCGTCTCGGCGGTCGTGACGGGTCCGACGCGCGGCACTACGCCGCAACCGGCCCCACCGCGCCGGAATCCGACCCGAATCGGCCAGGAAGGAGGCGACTACCACGGGCGAGTGGTTCACGACGAATTCGTTCCGCCGCCCAACGGTCCAATCAGAGGTACGCAACAGGAGGAGACATGACCGCTGTCATCGAGCAGACAGCAGCACGAACCCTGATCGACAGCACGTTGTTCGACCGGCTCGCGGCGCGCATCGCAAGCGAGCACCAGGTGCCCATCGAGCACGCCGAGCGAATCATGGACCAGGCGTTGGCGTTCCTCGCCGTCTCGGCTGACCGCGTGGGGGAGCCGCTCGCGCCGACGCCCGTGGTCGACATCGGATGGCACACGTTCATCCTCTACACCCGCGAATACGCCGAGTTCTGCGAGCGGGTTGCGGGGCGGTTCATTCACCACGTGCCCAACGACGCCCCGAACACGCTACCCGGCAGGGGCACCCCCGGTGCGGCTCGGGCCCGTACGGTGAAGGCGATCCAGCGCGCCGGGTACCTGGTCGACGGCGAGCTGTGGACCGACGTGGCCGCCAAGTGCTCGCCGGGTGACGCCGAGGACGGTTGCTGCGCGGCATCGGGCGTCGACGGCAACGAGAACACCGAGAACCAGACGCCACCACCGGTCAGGTAAGGAGACGGGCCGACGTGACCACCTGGCATGAACTCCCCACGCAGGTGCAAGACGCCGTACTGGGGCACGTCGGCCCCATCTCGGCGGCCACGGAGAACACGACGGGCCGCAACAGCGACCTCGCCACAGTGCTGGACACCAGCGCCGGGCGCGTGTTCGTCAAGGGCGTCGAAGGGGTCTCCCACCGAATGCGGTTCCTGCGCAACGAAACCACCGCCGGCCAGCTCGCCGGCGGGCTCGCACCCGCGGTGGTGTTCTCCGAGGACGTGGGCGACTGGCTCGTGGTCGGGTTCGAGTACCTGCCCGGCCGGGCCGCCGACCTCTCACCCGGCTCCCCGGACCTGCCGACCGTCGCCAACGTCGTCGACCTGCTCGGCCAATGCCCCGCGACCGGACTGCGGTCGCTACGGGACCGGTGGGGCAACGCGGACTGGTGGGAACGCCTCGCCGAGCAGTACCCCGACGTAGTGCGCGGCTGGGACATCGCGGGCATGCAGCGGTGGGCCGGACGGCTGCCGGAACTGGCCCACGGCGACCGGCTCGCGCACACCGACCTGCACGGCGACCAGTTCCGCATCGGCCCGGACGGCGTGCACGTGATCGACTGGGGCTTTCCCGCAGCCGCGGCCCCGTGGGTCGACGGTGCGTATCTGGTGCTGAGGCTGGTCGAAGCGGGTCACGAGCCCGGCGAGGCGGAAGCCTGGGCGCGCGCCAACCTGGCCGCGTTCGCCGACATCGCCGGCGAGCACCTGACGTCGTTCGCCGCGTACCTGGCGGGCATGTGGTCGCACTGGGCCGCTACGAAGAACGGGCCCGGGATGCAGCACCGGGCCCTGCTCGCGCGGGACTACGCATCATGGCGTCTGCGCCGATCCCTCGCAGCCACTCGCTGATCGCGGAAACGACGAATGCGCCCCGCACCCGGTAAATGGGTGCGGGGAGAAATTTTCTTATCATAAACGACTCTCTACTGCGCAGCGGGAACAGGTTGAGCCGTAACAAATTCCAATCCCTGCAGGATTCCAGCGAGCTGACTACTAGCCATACGGGCCCACGAGTCAGCGGGCTCACGTTGCAAATGTGGATCCAGAGTGCTCTTCACCATACGAGTCAACCCGGTCAGATTCCTCCGCACCTGAGATCGTTCGTACTCAATCCAGTCGATGGGCTCATCAGAGAACCGATACCCATCTTTCCGCGACCATGTCAGCGGGGTCAGGTTTTCACTTGCCGCCTTTTCCTTGATCCACAAGATACCGGCAGCAACCTGACTGCGACTAAGCTTCGTTGCCTCCATGAGCTCGTTCACACTCAATCCATTAGGCCGCGCAGCCATGATCGCCATACGGACCTGTTCCCCGCTAACATTTCGCGGAACTTGCGTCCTTTTCGCCATGACTTATTCGCCTCGCAGTAGTCGAGCAAACTGCTCGTCCACATCGCCCGTATCCGATTCGACGGCACTCTGGCACAGATCAGTCGCATCACGGACACGGTCCAAGTTTTCATTTATTGTATCTTTTTCATTCTCCGAGAATTCACTTCTTTGCAGGCCAGGGTAGATTCTTCCCGTAGCGCTCACGAAGGTCGCACAGGTTCCAAGCAGTTCAATGTAGTCTGCGGAGTGCTCAATCTCCCGGATAGCCGGTGTTCGTTCACGAGCAGCCTTTTCGCTTTGGCGAGCACGGTCAACTTGGGCGGTATTGACCATGTGTCGCGCAGTTGGGTCGGTCATTGCCCGAAATGCCACTTCGGGCCTACGAAGGAGGTCAGTAGCAACTGTAGCCGCTGTGGCATCATCCTGAACCAGATCGTGGACTCGCTCGACATGCTCCTGGGGGCTACGCGGGTACTTTACCTTCCGGCCGACTGCCCGAGCCGCTTCATCACAGGTCCAACGTCCATTCGGCGGATTCTTAATGATCTCAAACCTGCCAGGATGATTTGCCATGATCTTGTGGATATAGAACGACGTGCGGCGTCGTCGCTGCTTTTTCGGCCAGGCGGCAACGACAGCTCTATAACTCATAAGCGTTGCAAGGGGTACGCCGATATCATCGGCATACCATTGGAGGGTTTCTTCAATAGTAAGCTCACCAGGCAAAGGGTGCTGGCCGCCGACAGATTGCATAGGTTCGATCGTCAAGGCGATCTCACCAAGACGAAACTGACAACTCGTTTGCTGCTCTACTAGATCACGACCTTCATCTACAAGTCGTTCATACCGACGCTCGGTTACGTGACCAATCATGCTGGACATGGCACCCTCCCGCGGGTTCCCACCTATGCGAAACCAAGGCGACGCTTGCCGCCGGTTCGATCGTGTGCGGTCCATACTCACGCAGCCGCCCAGGTTGGAACAGGAGCAGTGTGCATCCGCACACGCATGTGTACAAGTCCGACCCCGAAGAAAGTTTTCCCAGTTCAAAAGACATTGCTGGTGATAAAGAGTCCGTCACAGAGAGCCGTCACGTGACACGTTCACGATACGGCTTTACCTCGCCATGCCTTCGTTCGGCACCGACCTGAGCAGTACCGCGCATCAACTCTACGATCCAGGCCAGCAAGCCATGTAGATCCACAAATGGGACAGGTGGCCCGCGGAAGACTTGGATCACGCAGTGCCGCGACCCTGGCTTCCACACGATGGCGGACACGCCAGTATCGAGACCTACAAGCGTTCGAACAGTAGCGCGCGGTTTCCCCCATACCCATAGGCAATCGCCTGCCGCAGCAGGAACATTGCCGCAGAGGGTTACTCGCCATAACTGGGATGGTAAGCCAGACCTTGTCAAGGTCAGTCAGAGCGCCATGGAATGTTCCGTTACACGCGCAATCGCATTCCAGTGAACTTCTTCTGATCGAGCTAGGTCGCGGGCGCATAGGCAAGTCCAGCGGCACTGCCAAGCTGATCCGAAACGACGAACGCCCCCCTGCACCCGGTGATGGGTGCGGGGGCGCTGCGGTGTTCGCGGCGTACACCATCGAGTCGCACAGTGCGCGGCAGTAGCGAGGCTCACCGAAGATCGCTGCATTGCCATCGATGGTGGAGGGCCAACTGTGAACTATCGCTACGCCGTGTTGTCTGACCTTCGTGTGCCGTTCGAGGATTCCCGCGCGCTCTCTTCGCTGTTGAGCTTCCTGGCGGTGTACCGGCCAGACCAGGTTGTGATCGTAGGCGGCCTGGTTGATGACGCTGCCGCGAACGCGGATCATGCTGAGGTCACGGCACGAGCTCTCGCGAACGTGGTCAATCCGTTGCGCCGCTGCATGGATGGGCGCGTAGTGCTGTTGGGCGACCAATGCACCGACCTACCGGGCGTTGAGTGGGGACCGGGAATCACGACGTTCGCACCAGGATGGACGATGTTCGCGCATCAGGACGTGGAGAAGCACGACATCTACAGCGGGCTGCCGGGCAGCTCGGCGCTGAATCTTGCCAAGCGTCTTGGGGTGTCGGTCGTGATGGGAAGTACCGGCCGTCTGGGCAAAGGCTCATACAGCGTCGGCTACGACGGCAAGATCGACTCTACGGTGACGGGTGTTGAAGTTGGGCATCTGTCGGACCCGCTTGCGGAAAAGCACCGCCAGGCGAGCAAGGAACAACGCTGGCAACAGGGGTTCGCGCTGGTCGAGGTTTCCGGCGGCACCGTCTCCGTGGAACCGATCCGCATGAATCGGCGTGGCCAGGTCACTGTCGGCTCCAAGGGGTACGCGCCGCCACAGCGGGCCGCGCTGGCCCGGAAGTGAAGCAGAAGCGCGCCCGCACCCGGAGAAGGGTGCGGGGCGCATTTGTATCAGGCGGCGTGCCGCCCATTGCTGGTGTCGTCGGTCGGGTAGCTCGGCGGGGTGTTGCTGCCGAGCAGAACGCGAGTCAGCAGTGGCGGCATGCGCGACTCCGCTTTGCGCAGCAGTGTGTAGACCGCGGCCAGCACGATGGGCACGACCAGTGTCGGCCCGGCGTCGCCGAGCGGATAGGTGAGCCAGTCGGGGGCGCCGGCGGTGACGAGCGCGGCGATGACCGCGGACCAGGCAGCGGGCACGATCGTGCGCAGCCACGCGGTGAGTTGGTCGCTCATGCGGCAGCCTCCCGTCCGGCGAGGCGCTGCGCCAACTCGGTGACGATCGCGTCGGCCTGGTCCTGGTTGTCTGCGCCGAGCGCGGCGTGCACGGCTTCGGCCACGACCGGACCGACCAGCTCGACCAGTGCGGGGCGCAGCGCGTCGGCGACGGCGGCCGGGTCGACGCCCTGCACGTTGGCCAGCGCGGCGCGGATCGCGACGACATGCCCGAGGGTCTGGTTGGACCAGGCGCCGGCGTCGAACCACAGGTTCGCGGCGTTGGTCCGGTTGGTGTCCCGTTCACCGTTCGGGCCGATGATGCGGGACTGCTGCAATCCGAGGACGGCGCCGTGCAGCTCGGCAACGCGCTTGTCGATGTTGTTCATCCACGATTCGACGGTCTGGCGGTTCTTCGCCCAGTCGGTGAACTGCGTATTGAGCGCCATGCTTTCGATCCCTCCGGGAGCGGTTGAGGTCCCGGCCGCCACGTCGCGCCGGAACTGGTCGAGGTCGACGTGGCCGGGGTCGATCTTCCCGGTCACGGAGGTTTCGCGGTGGCCGCGCGCAGCTTCCGGCGGGCGGCCGAGCTTGGCCAGCACCGCCCGGGTCGCGCGCACCGCGGCGTCGTACTGCTCGGAGCTGGGCGACTGGCTGACGCCGTGGTAGTCCCACTCGAACCCGATGTAGAGCGTGTTCCCGTCGCCGGCGGGATTCGGGCCGGACGCGCGGGCTTTCCCGGCGTGGTTCGCGCGGCCGGCGGCGATCAGGTGCACGGTGCCGTCGAAGCCGATGACGGCGTGGCACAGCGGGCCGTCGAGGTCGGGGCGGCCATCGATGCACGTCTGCACGGTGGGCGCGGGGCGGGCGTAGGACGCGGGGGTGGCGGTGTGGTGGTTGAGCACGCCGAGCGGGCGCGGCTGCGGACCGCTGGCCGTGCGCGTCTTCCACCCGTCGGTTTCGACGACGCGCAGACCTGCGGCGCGCAGCACATCGGCGAGCCACATGAGCGGTAGCGCCATCCGGTGTCACCTCGGTTTCGTTGGATTGGTTGGGGTTGGGGCGTTTGATCCGGGCTCGACGCAGCCGACACCCTCGTACGTGCTGGCGCTGCCCGGGGCGAGGTACAGCACGGGGCGCAGCTCGTAGCCCTCCGGGCATGTGGGGCCGGGCTCGCCCTGTGGGCCCTCTGGGCCTTGCGGGAGTGGGCCGGCGTCCTCGGTGGTGCCGTCGTCGTAGGTGACGATCAGCCGGCCACCGGTGGTGTCGGTCGAGGTGATGCCGCGGCCGGCGGGCCCAACGACGCGACCGAGGTTTTCGCGGGTGCCGTCGGTGTATGCGACGACCAGATCTGTGCCGTCGATCGAGGTGCCGGCGACACCGCGCCCGCTGGTGCCGTCCGTGCCGGGGCGTCCGTCGGGTCCTGTCGCTCCGACTGGGCCGGCTGGTCCGGTGGGGCCGACGACGGGGCCGACGTCGCGGGCGGTGCCGTCGTCGTAGGACACGACCAGGCGGCCGGCGGTGATCGCGGTCGACGTGATGCCGCGGCCGTTCCGTCCGTCGCGCGGTGGCGGTGCGCTTTTGACTTCGGTCGCGGTGGCGCATGCGGCGCCGAGCTTGGCCGCGGCGTCGCCGCCTTGCGCGCAGGCGCGGGCGACGTCGTCGGCGAGCTGATCGAGCGTGCGTTCCGCGGTGTCGGCGCGACCGGTTTCCTGCGCGGCCTGCTGAGTGCGGGCGCCGAGCGTCAGCGTCAGCCACCCCACCCACAGGATCAGGAGTACGAGCACGACGGCGCGCGCTCGCGCCCATGTCATCCACTGCGGTCGGTTCATGTCGCCCCCCGTCGCGCCCGCGCTGCGGAATCCTCCGCTTTCCACCGCTTCCGGCGTTCGTCTTCCAGTTGCGCGGCGAGCTCGTCGGCTCGCTCCCGTAGTTCGGTGAGCTCGGTGACGTAGGCATTGCGCACCCGGTCGAGCTCGGCGCGGTGGCGTTCCTCAGCCTGAGCGAGAGCCGTGCGGTAGTCGCCGCGGTCGCTGCTGGCGTGGCGCATCACCAACACCAACAGCACGAGCAGAACGCCGCCGATACCCGCCTGCGGCAATACGGCGACCAGGGGGCCGGCGACGTCCACGCGCTCCCCTCTCTGGCAGGTCGGGCGGTTACATGGTCTGGTGGAGGTAGCAGCCGAGCACCTGGCAGGCGACGACGCCGGTTCCGGTGGTGGAGACGGTGAGCGCGACTGGCGCCCAGTCGTTTCCGACTTGGGCGGATACGTCGAACGCGCCTTTCCAACTGGTTTCCAGGCCGGTTGGGCTCCATGAACCGACTTGCACCCCGTCGACCTTGAGTCGGTAGGTGATGTTCGGGGTGCCGACCGCGGGCCCCCACACGCCGGAAACGGTGATCCATGGGTGGGATATCGACGCGTTGCCTTCCCACAGCACTACCTCGCCGCCAACCTTGGCGGCGTCAATGGTCGAGTACCCGTACACCTCGCCGAGCCCGTCGGTGTGTGTGGTGATCGTGCGGGGCACGAAGTGCTGATACAGCTGGACCGGCAGCCACGGGCGGGCAAGTCCCTTACCGGTGGCGGCGTCGTCGCTGGCGACGATACGCCCGGTGGAGTCGGCGAGTGCCCAGAAATCCCGGCCGCCGGCGCTTTTGCCGGTGAACATGACTCGCGAGCCGTCCTCACGGCGGATGCGCATGATCTGGCGCCCGTCGGTGTCCGGCCCGAAGTACAGGATTTCGGTGTTGTTGTCGTCGACCATGCGCAGGAATGCGTCCTGCAAGAGGGTCAGGCCACCTTTTGAGATGGTGGCCGATGCCAGGCCAACGGCTTTCCAAAGCCGCTGTAGCTGGCTCTCGGCGTTCTTGATGCGGTCGAGCAGGTTCGACGGCTGGTTAATCTTTCCCACTTCGGGGCCCTTCTACGCGACGCCGTCGAGCAGCGGCGCGAGCGTTAGCGTGATCCGCTCGGCGTCGATCGACGGCGCGAAATCCATGTCGATCACCCGGACGGCGCCCTCGAAACCGTTGCGGTGAAACCGGTCCGGGGCGACGACAAGCCAGCCGTCATCGCCGCGGTTGATGTCGGCGGCGGTTGGTGGGATGTCGCCGCGGACCTCGATCGTGGGCAGTACGACCGGCATCCGGGCCGCCTGCTGGTCGGCTTCGGCGTGGCCGGCCAACGTCGACTCGGACTCGGCGCCGCTGTAGTTGTGCTCGACGTCCAGCAGCGGGAACCCTTGGTCGTAGCGCTCGGCCTGCTCGGCGACCGCGATCGGCGTTCCGAGGTCGACCCCCTCGCCGGTGGCGAAGGCGCGGGTTGCCATGCGGGTGCCGTCGGTAGGCCAGGTGTAGCGGATGGCGTTGCCGCCGACCTCCCACACGTGCGAAGAGCCCTGTTGGCCGAGCCATGGTGTGCCGATCCGCAGGATGCGCCGCGGCGCACCGGTTTCGGTGGGCAGCACGTCGAACACCATGTCGGGGCCGCCGTCGACGTTGGTCAGGTTCCGCAGCGCTTCGCCCACGTCGGTCAGGTCGTAGCCGTTGTAGGTGCGGTCCCGCAGGGTGTTCGAGGTGGAGGTGTCGAACTCGATGCCGATGTCACCGCCGGTGTGTGCCTGTGCTTGGGCGATGAGCTGGCGGGCAATCTCGTTCTGCTCCACGTTGTCGTAGGCGGTGGATAGCGCGGCCACCGTGGTCAAATCTATGGTGGCTGGCAGTACGGGCAGCACCTTGCGATGGTCGAAGTAGCTCCAGAACTCGCCGGCGCCGATCTCGACGGTGTCGTTTTCCGAGTCATACGAGCGGGACCAGATCACCCCGCCCCACATCGGCCGCGAGTCCCGGAAGGCGTAGATCACGCGCCAGGTCGGCATCGTCAGGTCGTAAGGGTCGAGGTAGGTCGATCGCTCGTCGAGTTTCCACGTGGCGCGGAACGTGCCGCTGCTGTTCAGCGGCTTGTTGAACCGGACGCCGTTCAGCGGGATCTCTTCGAGCAGGGTGTTGGTGCGCAGATCGGCGATGGCGTAGGTGTAGACCGGAAGCGCCACCGTTCACCCCCGAAGCCACGTCAGCGACATGTTCACGCCGTTCCCGAGCTGGTCGAGGTTCACCGCTGCCCCGGTGTTCTGGTATGCCCACATCGAGACTTTGTCGCCGGCGTTGAACCGGCGCGTGGTGGTGCACGACAGCGAACACGGCTCGCCGGTCTGGTCGCTCGCCGCTTGCGCGTAGCGGCTGGCGGTCGGGCTGCCCGCAATCGCTACCGCGCGTTCTGCGGCCGAACCGGTAGAGACGAACCGGATGTTGGCCGACAGCTGCCACAACCCGCTGCGGTTGAGCGTGAACTCGGTGCCGTTGCCGACTGCCGTGCTGCTCACGTCATCGGACAGGTAGTCGGCATCGGGCAGGTGCACTCGCTGGTCGATGTTGTTGGGGATGGACTGCGTGGTCGTCCGGTAGTAGCGCGCCTCATGCCGGGTTGCGTTCGTGGTCCCGCCGATCGGGAACGCATCCACCCACGTCGAACCGGTCCACCGCTGCACGATGTTCGTCGGCGACAGCATGATCAGCTGCCCCGTGATCGGGTTGCTGATCTCGGACGTGGCGGCCACAACGGGGATGCTCGGCACCCGCCAGTCGGTGCCGTCGTGGAGTTCTACGCGCTTGGTGTCCAGCCGGTACACCGCTTGGCCGGCGTACGGGGATGCGACGCCGCTGCGCGCGGTGGCGTCGGTGACGGGCAGGATGCCGCCGGCGGCGACGGTGCGCGCCACATCGAACGACGTGATGTTGGAGGTGGTGATCGTGGTCACGTTCGCAGGGACCACGATGCGCGCGAGCGTGATGTAGTCGGCCGAGCCGGTCACGGGCGGGTCGACCGGGGTTGCCGCCGGTGCGCCGACGACGTGGCGCACTCGAAACTCCGAGTCGGCGTCGGCGAAATACGCATCGGACTGCTGGGCAACGATCAAGTCGTTGCGCGGGTTGGAGGCGTCCGCCGGCGCCGTGCCCAGCACGTTGATGTCCTTGATCGCGTCCAGGCACATCAGGTAGGCGCCGCCGCCGCGCTGGGACTGCACCACGCCGCGGAACGGTGCGACGTGAACGAAGCCGTTCGCGGTGGGTGTGGTCGCGGTGACTGCGGCTGGCGCGGCAGCTGCGGGGAACAGCCCGGTGCGTGAGGTGATGCGTCCGCTCGGGGTGGCCAGCGCGGCGACCGTGATTCGGCCGTCCTCGACGGTCTGCTGACCCACGCCGGCGACCTGCTGCACCGCCCAGGAATGACGCTCAACCATGATGCTCCGATCAGAAAGACGTGTGGTAGTAGAGACATTCGAGTTGGCCGGTGCCATCGCTGGTTTCGAACCGCACTCGGGTGTCGCCGGGCGGCAGCGTGAACCACTGGCGCCGCACAAGCACGTTGCTGCGGCTCACGCCGGTGGACAGCAGAACCGACCTGTCCTGCGTGGTCAGCATCAGCGGGTGCCCAGCAGGCAGCGTGTACGTGTCGTCGAATACGAGCTCTTGCCCGGTGTCGACGTTGCGGATCACCGGCCGCGTGCACGGCCCCGTGATCCGCCATACCGGTTGCGCGTGGGCATTGCCGTCGTTGGTGATGACGAGCTCGCCGCCGGACTGCGCGGTGCCCCACACCAACGGCCACGTCAGCGGCCACACCAACCCGCCACCGCCGGGCGCCGGCGGGGCAGTGGTGAACGACTGCTGCGGCAGGTGCAGCAGCCGCGGGTTGGTGGCGCGCCACTGGATCGCCCCGCGGGTGAGCCCGTAGTGGTACTCCACCGGCGTCGGAATCATGCGGCGGGTGCAGCGTGCCATCACCATCGCTTTGATGCCCTGCCACTGCACCACAAGCGGTTCCTCGACAGGGTTCTCGCTCGGCGCGGTGATGCGCCGCAACGTCGACTCGGCGGCCCGGAACGCTGCCGGGTCCGGGTCGCCGAGCTCGAACGACAGCGTGATGATTCGCCGGTCGGCGTGCAGCTGGCCGGCCTGGTAGCCGTGTTGGTTGGCCAGCTCGGCGTCACCATCGCGCATGTCGGGCAGGTCTTGCCAACCCTCCAACTGCACCAGCTCATACGCGGTGTCCACACCGAGCAGGGCGCCGCGCCACTCGATCTGCCCATCGGTCGTGATCAGATCACCAGCGGCCACTACCCACCCCCACGAGAGAACCAGTCCAGATCAGCCGCGATGTCGTAGGGCGACTGGTGAGGCTGCGCCACGAACGTGCCGATGTGGATCGCCGCCCGCGGCGCCGGCTCGCGGGACGGGCCAGCCTGCGAGAGCATTCGCCGCGTTTCGTGCGCCGGCAACACGCGGCCCGGCCCGGACGGGACAAGCAGCTCCGGTCCGGTTTCGCCGACCAGCACCGGACGTTGCGAGGCGACCGGACCACCGTGCGCGCGCAGCGGCAGCGGAATCCCTGAACCGGGGTTGGTCTGCCCCAGCCCGGGGCCACGCACCACGATGTCGACGTAGCGCCATCGCGGGATTGCGTTCACGGCGTTGCGGACGCTGTCGGCGGCGTTCACCGCGTCCCACGCCCCGGGTGTCGTGATCAGCGTGGCCACGTCGCGAGGGATGCCGAAATACCGGTCTGCGAGCGCACGAGCCTGATCGGCGGTGAACCCCATCTGCATCGCCTCGGCGATGAACTGCCCGCGGCGCTGCTCCGAGGCGGACACCGCCGCTGCAGCGGCCTGCTGCTGCGACTGCCCCTGGCGCAATGCCGTGTCGTAGGCGGTCTGCGCCAACGTCCGGTACTGCTCGCCCTGCTGCACCAAGTTGTCGTGCAGCTCGCGGCCTTCCTCGGTGGTCAGGTTGATCTGACCGTCAGCGGCGAACAGCGCCGCTTGCCAACCCGCTGTGCCGCCGCGGACGCCGTCGAGGGATTCCCGCAGGTTGTCCAGTCCTTCTTCGAACCGGGCGGTGGCCTCATCCATCGAGATTTGCACGCCGAACAGCTGCTGCCATGCGGAGTTGAGCGCGTCGACCCGGTCGGCGGTGTCCGCGGTCGAGTTTTTCAGCGTGTTGATCGCTTCGCGTAGCGAGTCCGCGCCGGGAACCGCTTTGCTCATCGCCGAGTCCGCGCCGTACACCGCATCGGTGTACTGCCGCTGATCGTCGATCGCGCCGACGATGGTGCCGCGCAGTCCGTCGGTGGCCAGCAGCAAATCCGTTGACGCGTCGGACTGCTCCCGCATTGAGCCGCTGACGCCGGTGAAACCGCCCTGCGCCTCGTAGGCCGCTTGGACCTGCCCTTGCAGCTTGGCACGCACACCATCGAGCGCGGGGCCGCCGCTGATCAGAGCGTCGATGTACTCCTGGTGGGACAGCCCCGCCGCCTCGACCGATCCGGCAATGGACTGGTACTGCTCGGACTGCATGATGGCGGAGCGGGCATTGGAGTCGAACGCGCCCGCGGAGTCGCGCAGTGCGGACGACAGCGATCGTTGGTCGCCCTCCGCGCTCTGGCTGGCCGATCCGAACAGGGCGAGCCCGATCGTTGCGGCGGCCAGCGCGACGCCGAACGGGCCGCCCAGCACGCCGAGCATGCCGCGGCCGGCGGTCTGCATCAGGTTGCCGCTGCCGGCGGCGCGACGTGTGTTGTCGCTGAACTGAATCATCGACGTGGCGGCCCCCGCGACGACTTCCCGCACGGCACGAATCCCGCGCATCGCGGTCGCCAGCGACAGCCACATGCCGATCAGCGGCCCCAGCGCACCCGACAGCGGCTCGATGACGTTGAGCACGCCCGAGAGCACGTCGAGCGCGACACCCACGGCCGAGGACATCACCGGCAGCGCACCGCCGGACATGTCGCCTATGACGCCGATGATCCGGGTGACGACGTCGGCGACCTCGTCGCCGTGCTCGGCCCACACCCCGGTGAGACCGACCAGCACGCCGCCGACTTCCGGCAGCACGCCGGCGACGAGCTGGCCGAGGTGCTCGACGCCGAGCCCGGCGTCTTCCGAGCCGCCCGCCACGATCTCGAAGAACTCGCCGACGCCGACACCGGCGTCGGCCATGAGCGAGGCCAGGCCGTCGACGACGGGCCCGGCCCGCTCCACCGAGGTGACCATGCCTGGCATGGCGTTGCGCGCGAAGTCGGTCACGCCGTCGGTCAACGTTGCCACGTAGGGCGCCGAGGCGGCGAACGCGTCCCGCATCAGTGGGCGCAGCTGCTCGTACGCCGAGCCCATCTCATCCGCCGCGCCGACGAACGCCGATTCCAGTGGCGCAGCATCAGCCATCAGACCAGTGCGGACAGTCTCGGACAGGTCCTGGAAACTGTCGCGTACGGCGGCGTTTTCCCGCAGGGCAACGGCGCCGATCCCGATGAACGCCAACGGCAAGGCACCCACCGCGGCGGCGACACCGGCAGCCGCAACGGCCGACCCACCGGCCACACCGGCGAGTGCCTTCGTGGCGCGGTTGCCCATGCGGTCGATCGAGTCGCCGACCTTGTCGAAGGTGTTCGACGCGCGGTCGATGCCGAGCACGGTGAACACCAGATCGCGCGTGGCTGCCATCATCGCCCCCTAGCGGCAATCGGTGGCGCCTCGACGTGGGCGCGCTTGTGTTCCTCGACCAGGTCCACGCACATCCAGAAGTCGTCGACCGTCAGCCGGCCGGCGTCTGCCGGGTGCATGTGCCACAGGTGCAAAAACCACGGCTTGTAGCGGGTCAGCTGGTCTTGGTACGAGACGCTTTCCGCGGCGTCTCCTTGGTAGGGTCCGGCGTTTCCTGCGGCTGCTTGTCGGCGTCACCGCCGAGGTAGGTCACAACCAGATCGGACCACTTGACGTTCAGCACCGGCGATTCGTAGTCGAGTTTCTCGCCGGACTTCACGCGAGCCAGCCAGAAAAACGCGTGCCGCGCCAGCGCGGACTGCTCGGTGAAAAGCGCAGCCAGTCGGGGGAACGTCACGCCCGGGATGTCGCGGCCGGCGAGCTTTTCCAGCTGCACGGTTTCGCTCATGGTGATCTCGGCGAAATCCAACGGCCAACGGGACTCGCCCAACGTGAACTGGAACTCTGCACGTGGCACTGCTACCTCACTTCGCGAGCTTGTTGATGATGTCGTTCACTGCTTTGGCGGCGCCGTCACGGACGCGTGGACCGTGGCGGCGCATCGCCGACTCGAACCAGCCGGCAGGGCGGGCGGTTTGCGTCACCCACCGGTCGCGGTTGCCGAACACCGGGTGACGCCACCGGCCGTCGTCCATGTACTTCGGCAACTTGCGCTGGTCTTCGGGCAGGAAGCGGGTTTGCGTGCGGATGCGCACCGACGCCGAGCGGGCGCCGGTGGACATCTGCAACCGCACCGCACGGGCGATCGTCGCCCGCAACCCGCGACCCTCGAACGCCTTGCGCTTGGCTCGCTCGGAGCGCGACCGGGTGCGCGACATGGCGAATTCGCGGCGCTGCTGCCCGCCACCGCCCCGGCCGGTCGCCGGCGCTTTGAGCGACCGCACGTTGTCCTGCGCGGCGTTGACAGCCGGTCGCGCCGCGGCGCGCATGTTGCGGCCCATCTCCCGACGCAACCGGCCGTCGCCCGCGGCGCGCAGCTCGGCCGCGGCCTTCCGAAAGTCGCCGGTGCCTTTGATCTCGACGCGCGCCGGCACCGCTCACACCGTCGCGTCGGTGGTCTGGTACTCCAGCGTGATCGACGTGGTGCCGTTGTCGATGACCTTGACCGGCAAGGTTTGCATGATCACGTTGCCGTCGGGCACGTTCGGCGTGGTGCCGTCAAACCGGACGTTCGCGGTGATCTTCACTTCGGAGTTGAACGCGCCGGCGATGTTCGCGCCGGCGAACAGCAACACGAGCTCGGCCTCATCGCCGTTGACGAACCGGTTGTAGGCGGTCAGGTTGCTGAACTCGCCCTCGATCGTCCCGCTGTAGACCCGGGCCTGCGAGCCTTCCGCACCAATCTCCAACGGCTCATTGCGCAGCCGCGAGCCGTGCACGTACCGGTCATCGGCGAGCCCGTTGGTGCCTTGCAGGTTGATCGACCGCATTTCGTGCGCGCTGCCGGCCACGGTGAGACTGCCCTCGACGAACGTGAGCAGGTCGAGGTTCGCCGGGTAGCTGGCGGTGGCAAGCGGCGTGGCGGTCGTTTCGTCGCGGCCAAGGACCGTCACCGCGAGAGTGACGATCTCTCCGATGGCGCTCGACAACGTCCAGCTCGACACCTTGCAGCCGGTGTAGGTGAACGGGTGCACCGTGCCCGTGGTGTCCGGTCGGCCCACCTGGATCGTCAGGCCGGGCGGTGGCGGGCCGGGGGTGAACGTGTGCTTGTAGACCGTCGGCGCGTTCGTGGCGTCCGGCTGCGCGGTGCTCACCGCACCGAACGCGTGCTTGAACCACCGGCCGAACGACACGTTGCCGAGCTCCATGGTGATTTCGCCGCCGACCGACCGTTGCCCCTGGAACCACCGCTTGGTGCGCAGCACCCGCTTACCGGGGCGCAGCCCAGAGGATTCGATGCGCTGCGCTTCCAGCGACAGCGCTTCGGCCCGGAACTCGTAACCACGATCGACCGTGACAGCGGTGGCGTAGCTGGTCTGCTCGCCGGTCATCAACTGGGCATCCAGCCCGCTCGGGATCGCCATCAGTCACCCTCCTTGGCGGTCTTGCTGGCGGGCTTCGGCGCCTTGACCTCGGCCCAAATCGTCGACTGCTCCAGCAGTCGTGCGGCCGGCTCGTCGGGTACCTCGATCGGCGTGCCGTGCTGAGCGGTGATGCCCAGCGATGGCACGTCGACCGCCTTGAACGGGCCGATGTAGGTAATGCGCATGTGATCCGCTCCCGGGCATGCGAAGCCACCCCGCGTGCGGCGGGGTGCGGGTGGACAGGGTTACGGGGAAAGGCGGGCGCGGACCCGCACGAGCACATCGAACCGGCTGCCGCGCGACGAGCCGTCGCCGATCGGGCCGACGTGATGCGACCAGCCGCCCAGCTCGGCCCACTGGATCGCGGGTGTGATCCGTGGATTCTCGGCCAGCACCTGCTGGAACTCGACGAGCAGCGCCGCCGCCCGTAGGTCTGCGGCTTCGGCGTCGCGGCCGTCGGTCAAAAGCACCTGCACCACGAACGGCAGTGCATACGTCTCGTCGACGTGCTTCGTGCCCGCCTTCATCACCGGGATGCCGGTCTCGGTTTCGGTGTCCTCACCGAACCACATCGCCTCGCCGGCCAGCGCTCGCTGCGGCATCTCGTAGGACACCTGCACCCCGGACAGGCCAGGGCGCGCTGAGAGCGCGTCGAGCAATGCGCGCTTCACTGAGGGAAGGGTCGTTCCGGCGCTCATGCGACCATCACCCGCGGCTCTTGGACTTCGCCGGCGAGCATCTCCCGCACTACCCGCGGTATCGCGAACGCTGGGAACGACAACATGGGGACGTCGAACTCGGCGCTCTGGCCAACGCTGTCCTCCTGTGAACGCCACAGGTTGATCAGCAGGAACCGCGCCGCGGCCTTGTATCGGTCGCCGACTGTCTCGGTGCTGTCGAACCGGCCCGCCTCGTAGGACACCACGACATTGGACCGGCCCGCCGCGAACAGCGCGTCGGCGCCAGCGCGACGGCGCCGGATTCGACTCGACAGCAGCGCACGGTCCGGCCTGTACCGGTCGGGCACGTAGCCATCCGCCGGCCTGCTGGCGTTCGTCTCTGCGGCCAACGCCACCGCCGTGATGCCGTCGTACTCGGTCACAGCCGTGATCGAGCGGACGGGGTAGTGCTCAAGGAACACTTCGTGGTGCCCGCCGTCGTGCGTCTCGTCGGTGATCGTGCGCTTGACGACGGGCCCAACGAGCTTGTCGAGCCGCTGCGAAACGGCGGTGACCCATGACGCAAGCTCGACGTCATTCACCGTGGTGGCGTTGACGTTCAGCGCCGCTTTCGCGTCGTCGAGCGTGAGCACGTCGAGCGTGGCCATCAGCTCACCTCCGCTTACTTCCGCCGCGGGCTGCGGGCCTTGTTCGGCGGGGCCTGCGCCGCCTTGCCGTCCGGGTCGGGCTCGGGCTCCTGCTCGAGATCGGCCCCGGGTTTCTGCTCCTGCTCGAGATCGGGCTCGGCGGAGTGGTCGTCGCTGTCACCGAGCAGCCGGTAGCGCTCGGCCTCGGCGCGCGGCACCTGCATCCCCGGCGTGCAGTACAGAAACGCCGCGTCCGGGTCGCCGTCGGGCACCAGCCGATCGCCGTCGGAGGTGCGCCACATCTTCGCGTCGACCTCGACGAGCTCGCCGCGTCCCGTGGAGGTGTTCATTTCCAGAGCCATCAGACCTACGCCCCCACGAGAGTCCACGCGAACGACGCGCCGGCCGTCGCGTTCGTGCAGATGTAGAGCTTGCCGTTGGTGGTGTCGATCAGCAGCGACCCGACCACGGCCGTACCCGCGTACGTTCCGCTCGCGCCACTCGCCGGCGCGCCCGCGTTCTGTAGCGGGGCGTCGAGCCCGGCGCCTTCGATGACCTTGCCACCCTGGATCGTGGGCATGGTTTCTCCCCTCACCGGGCGGGCGCTCGAAACGGGCGCCCACCCGTGTTTGATGGATCAGATGCCGGATCAGATGCCGGTGACCGTGCAGAACGCGGCGGGACGGTAGATCACCAGCGCGGCGCGCAGGTCCGCTCGCATCGCCTGCTTGCCGTTCACGAAGTAGTCGGCGTGCGAGTTGGACACCTGCACGTCGAGGCCGCGCCGCACCGACAGCTCACTGAAGTTGGCGAAGTCGCCGACGAGCGCGGTGTTTTCGGTGATCGCCTGTGCCTCGGCGACCGGCAGGCCCCAGATGCGCGACGGGCCGGCCTCCGACGGCGAGCCCCAGATGTAAATGCCATCCGCGGTGCGCAGCAGTCGGACGTCTTGCCAGTCGTTCGGGTGCATCACGACGGCGTTGGGCATCGCCTGCCCGGCAACGCGGGTCTTCACCAGCGCCTTGTAGATGGCGTCGGGCACCGGGTCGGTGCCCTTGGCCTGTGTCTGGATCCCGACGACGTTGAGGATGCCGCGCAGGTTCGGGGCGGTGCCGTTGCCCACGAGGATCTGCGAGTCGAGCCGCTGACGCAGCATGAACGGCAGCCGGTTGTTGACGTAGCCGGCGGCCTGCTGCTCGTCTTCCAGCTGCTCATCGGTGACCGGCAGGAACACCGCCGTCTTGCGCACCGGGCTGGACTGCTCGGTGAGCGCCAGCGCCGCTTCGGGGTAGGCGCCGCCTTCGGCGGTCTCGGCCGCGGCGTTGGTGAACGTGGTCTCTTCCATGTACACCACGGCGGACTGCCCGGTCGTGGTCTGCGGGATCAAGTCGATGACCTGAATCGGGCGAGTGGCGAAGTCCACCACGCGGCCGGTGCGGGTGGTCTCCGGCGCCCACCCCGCGGTCGTCTGGAAGAGGGTCTTCAGCTCGATGTCCAGTTGCGCTTCAGGGCCGCTGGACCCCTGCTTGCCCTTGTAGGCAACCGAGTCGGTGAACAGCTCGCCCAGAGACTTCAGCTCGGCCGGCCGTCCCTTCCGCTCGCCGCCGGTCGCGGAGCCGGACTCGCGCTGCTCCGGCACCTGGCGGGCACGCTCGGCTGCCTTGGCGACCATCTGCAAGTCGGCGGCCTTCTGGCCGAGCTCGTCGAGCTCGGCGTTGAGCTTGCGGATGTGGTCGACCTTGGCCGCGGTGTCGCCGTCGATCGACTTGACGTTGTCCATGTTCAGATCGTCGCCGGCCTCGGCGAAGATCTTGGCCAGCTCGGACTGCTTGGCCGAAAGGCGGTCTTCCGCTTCCTTCAACGCGGGGAATACCACGGGTGTCCTCCTTGGACGGATGGTGATCGGTCAGCTCCGAGTGGTGCGCAGGAACCGCAGAAATTCGCGCTGCGCATCGGTTGTCACATCGGGGGCGGGCGCGGAGCCGACGAGTTCGCCGAGCCGCTTCAACTCGGCCTCGACGTCTGCCAGCAGCGCCGTGGATTCGGCGCCCAGCCCCTTGCCCTTTTCCTGCCGCTTCGCCAAGACGTCCGCGGCTCGATCCGTGAGTGCCCTCACCGCGGCCATGACCGCCTCGGCCTCATCGGAAAACTTCATGCCGCCCGCGGACTTCGCCGCGAGCGTGCGGGTACCCACGCCGGCGCCCAGCATCACCGGCGACACCTCATGCACCTTCAACCGCTTGAGGAAGCGGACGCGGGCGCCGTCATGGTCGCCGTAGGTGAACTCGACCGGGTCGTACCCGTAGGACCACTCCTGCAATTCGCCGGTGTGCTTGACGGTGCGGAAGGTATCCGCGCCATGCGTGGTGTCCATGAAAAACCGGCCGGTGAACACGGCCTCGGTCTTGGTGCTGGTGATCGTGCCCTTGCCGACGGGCAGCAGACCAGCCCACGACGTGTGACCGTAGGCGGAGATCAGCGCAGGCGCGCCGTCCTCGAACGCGCCAGGCAGCGTCACGTCCTGGTCGGAGTCCTTCACGTTGAACGTCGAGAACACGGCGGTCACTTCGCCGCGGTCCTCATCGGCGTCTTTCACCTCGACGTGCAGGCGCTTGGTATCCATCACGTCGCCTCCTGTCCAGGTTCGTTGGTGGTCTGCCCGCTGCCGGGCGGTTGCAGCTGCACGGAGAACAGTCCGGTGTGCGTGAGCAGCCCGAAGTCCTCGGCCTTGACGGCGGCGGCCACGCTCGCGGCATCGAATCCGGCATCGACGAGCTGCCGAATGGTCATTGCCTGCGCCTGCTGGATCTCGGCGACATCCCGCCGGTCCTCACGCAGGAACGCGACGTCGGAGGGGTCGAACCACAGCCGCGCCCCGTCCGGCGGGGGCAGCAGCGTTTGCAGGCTTCCCGCAGCCGAGCGCCACAGCGGGTAGATCGTGCCGTCAGCGAACCGCCTGCGCGCCTGCCCGTAGTTCGAATACGTGGCGGCTTGCAGCCCCTCGGAGAATCCTGCGATCACCGGCGGCACGCTCGCCGCCGCGGCGATCCGGGTTTCCCCGGCGCCTTGCGTGTTCTTGAAATCCAGCTGCTTCAGGTCGGCGCCCACGACTTTCGCGTCCGCACCGTTGGCCAGGAACAGGGTTTCGCCAGCCTTGTCCGGGCCGCGATGGTTGCGGCGGAAAATCTCGACGAACTGCTGGAACGTGTCGTCGTCGTCGGTGTCGAGGCTGACGATCACCTGCGGTGTCGCACCGTTTTCAAAGAACCGCTTCTTGTGGTGCGTGGTGGCCTTGTCCGCCTCGATCTCCCGCAACACCGGCGTCAGCCACGACATGCCGCGAAACCGTGCTTCCGGGTCCGGGATCGGCGAGTAGTGGCACACCTCGTCGGCGAGCAGCGTCACCGGCTCGGACCGCAGCCCGGCCGTGACCGGTGGCTCGTAGATGTAGCCGACGATCTTCGTGTCGAGGGCGTACGGGTCGCCCGACTGCGAGTTGAGCACGATCGTGACCCAATCGGGCCGCATCCGTGTGATCCGCCGGCCCGGACCGGTCGCCGCGCGCCCGTAGGCGCCGCTGTCGTCGGCGGTGGTGGCGTAGAAGTTGCCCGCCAGCGATACGTCCGCTTCCATCCATGCCAGCAGTTCGCCGGTGGTGCCGTTGGGCCATGGTGTTTCCAGCAGTGCCAGATCGGGCGTGCCGAACAGGTCACCGGGTCGCCCGGAACTCATCCGCTGCCACTGGAACCGTGCCTCGGAAAACACGAGCTGCCGGGCGAGGATGCAGGCGAACACGATTCCGTTGGACTTGTAGGCGCCCCGGACGTATCCCTCGTAGTCGTTGCCGATCTTCTCCCGGTCGGCCAGCACGCCGGCGGAACCGAGCATCGGCAACCGGTCCAGGGACCAGAACGACGGTTCGGACCATGCTTTGCGGCCACGTGTGAGTCGCTGCGAAAGCCTCATCGGCGGCCTACCTCAGTTAGGAACAGGAAGCCCAGCGCGGCAGTGAACAGGCCGGCGAGGATGAATGCCGCGGGCACTGCAATCAGCGCGACGCCGGTCACGACCAGCGCGCACGCCACGACGAGTACGACGAGCAGCATGATTTCCGTCTGGGACACCTCGCCTCCTTTCACGCCCACGCCGCGAGGGGCTTGCGCTTGGGCTTCTTGATCGCGGCGATTCGGGTCATGTACACACGCCGCGCCACGGTCACCGCGGTCAGCGGGCTGATCTCGGCGGTGGCGTTGCGGCGGCCCCATACCTCGACATCTCCCACCGGGCGCGTGGCCGCGCCGGCAGCGGCGGCATTCAGGTCCGGGTCGTCGAGGTGGCGAAACGTCCCCTGTGCGATCGCATCGAGCAGCTGCCCGCACGCCGCGGCCATCTCCGGCAGCGACAACACCGCGAGATCACCGCGGCCCGGTTTCTCCGGGTCGCCCGGGCGTTTGATCCCGGCGGCTTCCAGGTCGAACACCAACGACAGCGCTGGGCCCTTGCCGTCGACGCCGAAGGCCACCGGGTTCCACCGGTCCCGCAGCTCAACCAGGCGACCAACAACCCAATCGGTGCCGGGCCGCTGGTCGATCACTTCGGCGTGGCCGAGCGCGTCGGCGCGCACCGACCACGCCGCGATGCTCGACGTGCTGCGGTCGTAGGCGACTTCGACGGCGAACACCACGTCGTCGCCGGCCTGCGAGTCGGGGTCGGCCAGCTTCGCCCAGTGCTGGACGTCGATCGCGCCGCCGCCCTCGACGCGCCGCGGCCACACGCCGAGCCGTTCGCGGGCGAAGTCCACCGCCGTCATCGACCGGCGCTCGCGCGCGATGGTCTCTTCGGTGATGCGCACCCCAAGTGCGGGGTTGGTTGCTGCCCACAGCGTTCGGTCGTCGAGGTCGAGCGCGTCGAGGTGGTCGAGGTCGCCGGCGGCGCCCCAATCCCGGTAGCCGAGCGAGTCATCCCCGCCGGCCTCGGCGCGCGCCCGCAGACCGAACAGCACATCGCCGGATGCACCGTCGAGCGGTGGCGACGACGTGTAGATGATCTGCGGATTCGGACGTGCCGACATGGTCGGCATCAACGCCGCATGCTGCGCCGGGGTGTAGGCGAATGCCTCATCGATGATGTTGAGGTCACCGGAGAACCCGCGGCCAGACGACTTCGACCGGGCGATGAACTTGAGCCGCTGCCCGGTGCCGAGCAGTTCGAATCCCTCTTCGCCGTTGGTGTTGTTCACCTTGACGGCGTCAGCGTCCACCAGGCCCTCATCGATCAACCGCATGATCAGGGCCCTGACCCGCAAGAACGCTTCCATCGCCGTCTTGTACTCGTGCGCCGACCACATGATCAGCCGCTCGCCGAGCAGGAACAGGCCGGCCAGCACGCGAGCTTCGAGGATGCCGCCCTTCCCGTTCTGGCGGGCGACGAGCTCGGCGTACTCGAAGCACGCCCACTTCCCGTCGTCGCGACTGGCCAACATCAGCGTGATCGCCTGCTGCTGCCAGAAGTCCAGTTCCAGGCCGGCGCGGCGTGCAAGCTCGACTGCTTCGGGGCCGAAGGTGTCGACGTAGGGCGGTGTGACTTCAACTTGCGGGTGACGAGCGCCGCGAAGCGATCCGGGCGGTGAGGTCAGCAATTCCCGCCCCCTTACCGGTCACGGCCGGCTTCGCCTTGCCACCGCCGGCGGTCTGCCGCAGCTCGGCGACGATCTGCTTAAGCGCGGTGGCTTGCTGGCGTGCCTCGGACAGCACGCGGTCGACGATCACCGTCACCTCGGCGGCGGTCTCGTCGACGTCGAACCGCAACCAGTCCTCACCGCGCAACTGCGCATCGAGCTTGTCGAGACGGTCGGCGATGCGGCACGCCTCCAACAGCAACACCGCCTGCATGGCCGGCAGCGGACCGCCGTCGGTCATCGCCGCCCACAACCGTTGTCCGGAAGGGCCCAGCGTCACGCGATCCGGCTCGTTGTCACGCGTCACGGCCGGCGTCACGGCCGGACACCGGCCGGGGATGCAAAGTCCGTGGTCACCGGCCTTGTGACGGCGGTAGCGCCGTTGCCTCTCGGCGGCCGATTCGGGCATCGCCCCTCCAAGATTTCGCGCGGGGGGAGAAAGGGAGACGGGAGGTGTGGGGTCACCTATCCGCAGGTAACCTCGCGGACCCCCTGCCCCGTGCCCCTCCCCTCTGCCCTGGCGGTGTGGTCATCACTGATCGTGATCGATCGTTGCGTTTGGTCGCGTCGTGCTCGATGTCGGAGCTCGGCGCGATGTCCTGCGCTGGCGCGGAGCGTGTGCGGGTGCTGGACCGTGTGCCATGTGCTGTGGTGTCCTGCCGTAGTGGCGCGTTGTGCGTCCGCGTTGCGGTGTGGCCATGTGCCGTGGTGGTCCGTGCTGCACGGTGTGGCTGCATGGTGGTGGGGCGTGCACCCATGGGGCGCCGGGTGGAGCCGTGGTCACCAGCGGCGCGAGGTTCGGCGACGTCGCACGAGCGGCCGGTTGCCAAGGCTGCTGTTGCACCGCAGGTGTGCGGGAACAGCGTTGCCCCGATCCAGCACATCCCCGCCCTTCGATCGCGGTACCAGGTGGTGGACGGTGAAGCTCCCCGGATCTGGAAACCTCAGCTCGATATCGATGCCGTGGCCGCAGATCCAGCACACCGCACCGGGCATGCGCAGGCTCGCGACGAGTTGTCGCCAGCGGTGTCCGCTCATGCCTGGTGGTGCCATCGCCACCTCCAGCGCCGTGCCATACCCGGTAACGACCGGGCGCTGATCGCGATGAGCGTGTGAGCGCAGCGATGTGTTGCGCCCTAAGTCAAGGAGCGCACATGCCCAGTCCGTGGCGTGAGGTAGCGGTTGGCGCAGCAGCGACAGCGGTTCTCTTGCTGTCGGCGTGCGGCGAGTCATCGGGAACAGACCCCGCCGCGGCATCTTCCCCTGAGCCAGCAGCCCCGACCACGGCATCCGTCGTGCCGCTGTCGCGGCAAGGTTTGGTAGCGAAGTGGCAGCCGTTGCTGTCGCGACCGATCACCACGCCGTGTGCATCGAACCCGTACGCCATCGAGTGTTTGTCGGCGGTTGCGAAGCTGCGGCAGCTGGCTGACGAACTGGCTGCTGATGCTGCTGCGTCTGGGTTTTCCGCTCTAGAACTCACGGCGCGGGAGCACGCGGCAGCTGCGCAACGGTGGAACCAGGTTTGCAGCGTTTCGCAGCCCGGCACCGACGACCGTAGGGAGTGCGTCGTCGACGTCTACGGCGCAATTCGCTACGGCGAAGAGGGGTTGTTGGCCGCTGTGTACGAGGCATCGCAGTCGTAGTCGTTTGCGCTGGCGGTGTGGGCTGGCCACGGGTTCGACCCTGCCAGCTCTCCGACGGTTGTAGGTGTAGCCCTCTGGCCCGAAGTGGTGCGACGGAGCAAGACGAAAGCCCCCGGCCGCATCGGCTCGGGGGCTACTGTGGGCAGAATTCTACCCGCTGGAGGGTGATTTAAGCATGATCACGCGGCGGTGCGCAACTTGAGTTGACGGTTGCAGGAGGGATCGCCGCGAGGATCTCTCGGCACTTCTCGGCGTCGTACAGCGGCGGAATGCCTTGGTGGGCGGCGATGGGCAGGCGCCGCGGATGATGTGCACACTGCGGCCAGACAACTGCGCCCAGGGGCGTACGGTCGATCAGTGCACCGCCGCCGCGAGAGTGGGCGCTCGGGTGTGGGGGCACGCCGTCGGGCTCCGCTTTGACTCTCTGGGCCTAGAGAACTCGCGATGTCGTTGTGGACCTGCCCTGTGCGTGCAGTCACGAAGGCGAGCCCGATCCGAGGCAGTGATCGGAGAGGTAGCCATCAGATCACCTCCAGCGGTTCACAATGGTTCACAAGTTCGCGTCGCCTGCATCGTTCGAGGCGTCGAACGCCGGTAACTGCGAAAAACTGCAGGTCATTGTGTGTGCCCACAAAGGACCCGGTGATCAGCACGACGGGATTTACGGGTAGCCTGCTCGCACTGCTCCCGATCAGAAGAGAGGGGGTGGGACGCGTGAAGCAACAACCCTGCTGCTGTGCCGAATGGCACCGCACAATGCGCTTGCTGATCGTCACGATCGCGACGCTGGCGCATGGGTTGATGCTGGCAGGCCAGGGCATGTTGCCGCTGACCTGACAGCCCCTCCCCGGGGCGGCGGTTGGTTAGGGAGCCGCCGTCGCCCCGCTGGGCGACCATCATGTTCAGGTGATTACGTGTACATGATGGGCACCGAGCCGCACTCTAACATTTGTCAACATAAGCGCGATTATGTTCCCACGTGTGTGTTTCCACGTGGCGCTCGTTCGAGGGGCTGTTGGCGTAGCCGATTCGACCACCTGGGAGCTCGATCTCGACAAAACGGCCGGGCGCGGGCGCACTTCTCCCCGTTGGAAGGTGATCTAAGCAGCGGCGCCGGGTACCTGGACGCCGGGCGCGGGTGGCGATGCTGGCGAGGATCTGCGCGCACTGCTGGGCGTCGTAGAGCGGCCGGCCACTGCGGTCGCGTTCGGCGACGGGGCAGGCGCCGCGGACGGTGTGCACTGAGCGTCCGGTGAGCCGGGCGAGGCTCGCCCGGTCGACTAGGGTGCGGCCGCTGGCGTAGCGGACGATCGGCGGGTGCTTCACTGGTCTGCCTCGTGGGTCTCGCGGAGCGCCGAGACGGCAAGCATCAGGGACACCAGGGCGTTCGTTGGCGTGTATTGCGTAGTGTCCACCCGGTGCAGGCTGACGTTCCGTCCGAAGCGCTCTTCGTCCAGGTTGTCGTAGTCGAAACTTCGGTAAGCAGGTTCGAACGGAACTAGGACAAGGGTGCGTCGATAGTCCTTGTCCTCGAACGTCTTGCTATCGTCAATGTGATCCCTGAGGTCGCGCCCCCAACGGAACCTGTTCTCCTTCGTCGATGGCACGAAGCCGTACCGCAGTGCCGTTTCGGCGACGGCTGATGCAAGAGCCTGGCAGGCGGCAAAAGCTCCAACAGCGAACGCTTGAAGACAGTGGCCGACGAACACAGCTTGATCCTTGTAGCGCCCCTGTAGAATCGGTTCGGTGACCTGTTGACAGTCCTCGACGATCTCCGCGTGAAACCGCGACAACGTCGCAAGGTAAGTGTCGGGAACGCTTTCGGCCAGCTCAACCAAAACCTCAGCACGCGGAACCCAAGCGACCGGGATGCCGAACGCGGCCACATTGTGAAGGCGCTTATGGTTGATCAGCTCATCCGGGCTGGGCCAGTTTGGCGGCGCATGCTCCGCGACGAGAAGTCTGTCTGCTTCGATTTGCTCTCGGAGCCGTGCGACCGTCTCAAGAAGTGGGCTGTAGAAGTCGCGCGCTTCGAATCGGGGAACGAACACTCGTTGGTCCAGAGCCAAGAGCGGCGATTTGGCTAACTGCTGACTGGTATTGGTTATCGTGGCAAGCCCGGTGATCTTGCTCATTGCCGAGCGGATAATTTCTTGCTGTTGCGCCTGAAAGTCCGGCAGCTTCGGAAGCCATGGGTTGGGAACTCGCCGCGCCGAAGCGCCCCCACCATTGGGCTCGTTGTCCCTGCTGTCGCCGTCCTCGGGCTCGTCCCGGTTCACCTCATGTTCGTCAGCCACGCCGCCCCCTGTCCGATCAGTGCCGCGCCAATGCGCAGCAGGTCTAGGCCGTCGAATGTGGGCCCGCATTCACCACATCGCTCTCCGATCAGCTGGCCGTTACCGATTGGCGAGGCGGGCGGCAGCAGCATCCCACGGGTCGGTGTGGTCGGCGCCGTCCTGGATTTCGGCGAGCGCGACGCGCAGGGCGTCCCACGCTTGGCCGTCGGGGATGCCGAGCTCGGTCATGCGTTCCCAGAACCGCGCCTCGCAGCCTTCGCGGCCTCCATGCTGGTACGCAGCTGGTCAAGGTCAGGAGTGATCATGCTCCGCATCCTTAAGCAGGGCGCGGGCGAGCTCCAACGCGACACGGCGAGTACCGGGGGTGAGGTCACCCCGTCCGGCGTCGCTCGCGAGTTCTTCGAGCAGCCCGACGACAACCCAGCGGTCGGCCGGAACGATCGGCGCGCGGTCGACCTTCGATTCGGCTTCCTGCTGGCGCGATTGGTGGCGCAGCGTGTGAGCGGCCTGGTCGAGCAGGGCGCGGTCGAGGTCCCATTCCGACCGGTGTTGTCGCCGTGGTCTTGGGCTCATGCTGCCCCCATCATCTCGAACGCGAGCCGCTGCCCGAGGTTCAACAGGTCGAGCCCATCGTAGGAGTTTCCGCAGTCCCCGCAGCGCACAGCGAGCGTGTCGGTGTCGCCGACCGGCCACAACGGGCCGGCGCAGTCCGGGCATGGTGCGAGCGGCCGGGTGGAGTCCCCGGCGAGGGTGACGACCTGGTGGTGAAGGTCGCGGATGTCGTCGGCGAGATCGTCGGCCCACGGTTGCGTCGTGCACCAGTCGATGTATCCGCGCAGCCACCCGGTTCCCCTGGTGATCGTCAAGTCTCGCGGCGGCGGCCGGTGGTCCGCGTCGAGCCGCAGCAGCTCGGAATGCACCCAACCGCACAGGCGGCGAATGGTGCCGAGGATGGATCGGGTGGCGCCGTCGGTGTCGTCGTCTCCGATCACGTGGCCGACGCTGCGCGGGTCGAGTGCGGCGATCACGTCAAGGTTCGCAGGTGGCCTGCTGCCGTAGCCAGGGGACCGCCGGCCACCATCGCCACCGCGGCCGGGTGCGGCGGTGAGGGTGGCGGCGTAGTCGTCGATCTCGCGGAGCCAGCAGCGCATCCGCTCGCCGCAGGGCTCGCAGGTGTAGCGGCCGGGCTCGGCGGCACGCTGGCAGCGGTCGAGGATGCAGGGCGCGGCATCCAGGTCGATCGTGGTCATGCGATGGCCTCCAACGGATCCGGGCGCTGCACGGCGGCGAGCGCGTCGGTGCGGTACTTCGGGAGGTTGAACAGCACGGGGAGGCCGAGCAGGCAAGCGCCGATCGAGGCGAGCACAAGGGCATCGGCCTCGTCGCTGCCGGTGATCTCGGCATCTGGCCACATGCGGGCGGCGGCGACCGCGACGGCGGCCTTGTCGGCGTTCCCTCTGCCCGCGGCGAACTTCGCTCGGGTGGTCGGCGCGACGACGGCCACCGGCAGCTCGTCGTCGAGCAGGCGCCCGACGACGCGCCACCACAGCCCGTACCGGTCGACGGGGCTACCGCTGCGGGATCCGTGCGACGGTCCCTCGACCACGACCAGGTCGACACCGCGGCACCAGTCGCGGACCTCATCGCCGATGTGGCGGATCCGGTCGTGCCGCTGCGGCAAGGTGTCGTCGCGGTGCCCCTTGGTGGCGATGGTCGTAGTGTCGGCGGCCCAGCGGCCGGCGCCGTAGGTGATGTGGGCGAGCCCGGTTCCGGTCAGGGACAGGTCGACGCCTGCGATCGTGGTCATCGAGCACCGCCCCTTCTGCCGGACAGGGCCTTGGTGCAGCTGCGGCGGTGGAGTTGGTAGAGCTGCTGTCCGGCGCGGCGGGAGCCCGGGATTTGGTTGGTGCGGAGCTTGCCGGCGATGCGGCGCCGAGTACGGGGGTCGACGTGCATGGTGTGGTCGCCGGTGTGTTCGCTGTTGCGGTCGAATGCGGTGGCGGCGCCGGCCACGATGGCGTAGATGACGGGTTCGCGGCATGCGTCGCACCGCGGTACGTCGTCTGCGGCGGTTCGGGGATCCATCGATACTCCGGTTCGGGTTTCGGGCCTGTGCGGCGAATCTGGGGCCGGGAATCGGGATCAGAACGGGGGTTCGTCGGCGAAGTTGCCGCCGCGGGGCGCGCTTCCCCACGGGTCACCAGTGGGCGTGGACTCGGGCGCTTCTTGGCGGTCGATGCGCAACGTCTTGGCCTGGTGGCGCTTGAGGTTCGGGCCGATCGCGAACAACGCCAATTCGATCGACTGGCCCTTGCTGCCGTCCTTGCGGTCGTAATCGCGCACCGACAGCTCGCCGGCCACCACGACCTCGTCGCCCTTGGACAGGCTCTCGGCGATGTTCTCGGCGAACTGCTCCCACGCCTGGGCGCGGACGAACATCGAGCCGGCGTCTTCCCATTCCCCGGCCTGGCTCTTCTTGCGCTTGTTGAACACCAGCGGCACCGTCACCACGGCCCGGCCGGACGGAGTCCAGCGCAATTCGGGATCGGCCCACAGCCGGGCGACTTCTCCGTTGATCTTGGGCAGGGACATGGTTAGCGGTCTCCGTTCTGGAAGGCGCCCACTCGCGAGTCGTGGACGGTGGACAGGGGCACGAATTCGCCTGCGCGGTGGCCGCGGCGGATGGTGCGGGCGCACTTGCGGCCGGGGGCTGCTCCGCAGTGGGGGCAGGCGACGGCGAGCGCCGCGTGGGTGCGCTTGGGTTTGCGCTGCCAGCCGAGCCGGTCGGCAACGGCCTCGATAGCGGACCGGACGCGGTCGGGGTCGGCTGCGCCATCGGTGCCGGACTCGATCTCGGCGCGCTTGGCGGCGCCGAGTTCGGCGAGCCGGGACCGCTCGGCGGCATCGCGGCGGGCCTGGATCCGCTTGGTCACCACCGCGGGGCCTATCCAGCTGCCGTCGAACGCGAAATGGTCCTTCACGGCTTCCAACGCTTCGGGGTAGGTCCATCCGGCGCGGGCGGCGGAGTCCAGCCATGCGGCCACGTCGGCCTCGCCACGTGCACGGCCGTCGTAGGCGGTGGCGGTCTTGAGCACTCCAACGACCTCGTTCTGCGTCAGGCTCATGCCGCACCGCCCGGCAGCGCGCGCAGGTGGGGCTCGTCCGGGACCAGGAACGCGTCCAGCGCGTCGATGCGGTCTGCTTTGGTGTCAGTCCGGCGTGGCCGGTTCGCGGCCTGGTGCGGCCGGTTCATGACTTCGTTGACGACGCTCGGCAGCGTCGACGGGTGCAGGGCCTTGCGTGCCCACTCCATGAGCCCGTCGTGCACATCGCTGGGGTCGATGCCTTCCTCCAGCAGTGCTTTGACGTTGCGGCCGATCTGGCCGATGACGTTCTTCGGCGGTCGCTTGCGGCAGGTCTGTAGCCAGTCGCCGATGATCTGCTGCGCGTTGGTCGGCGCGGCCTCGCCCGCCGAAGGCGGAATGTGTTGTGTGTTGTGGGTTGTGGGTTCTCTACTACTTACTTGAGTAACCACAACCCCGTCGTAAGCCGATGCCGTATCGGATGCCGTATCGGATGGACTATCCACCTGGGAAAACTCCGGTTCATGGCCGGTTTCTGCCGGTTCCGGCGCAGGTTGAGGTGAAGTCGTATCGGATGGGCTATCGGATACGGCATCGCGTAGCGCTTCAGTGGGCAGATCCAGGCGCTGGAACTCGAAGCCCAGCACCTGCCGCAGCTGGGTGGAGGCGATCTCCTCAGCGGCCCGCAGGATCACCGGGCGACGCTTGCTGTTGGTGTGCCCGCCGTCCCATTTGACGAACGACCGCACGAGCAGTTCTTCGGTGTCGTAGTCGGCCGCGATGAATTTCTTGTCGCTGAGCACCTGCAGCGCCGCGGTGATGCCGTCCACGGTGGTGTCCGACGCCATGTCGGCCCACCGGCGCAGTGTCAGCGGCAGGGTTCCGACGGCGCTGATGTCTGGCTGGGTGATCAGCAGCAGGTAGACGCGCTGCACGTCGGCCGGGAGCGCGCGGAATTCCCCGTTCCGCCAGATCGCGGTCATGATGCGTGCGTAGGAACGTGCCATTAGAAGTTCTTTCCTTCGCTGTCGCGGTGGTCGTCAGCGAGGCGTGCGTAGAAGTCGAACGCCATGAGCGCGGCGAATCGGCCGACCTCTTCGATATGCGGGTTCTCTTCGCCGTTGGCGGCGAACACCTCGCGGGACTTGGTCATCCATTCGTCCCGTGCAGGCTCGGTGAGCTTGTGCAGTAGCCGGTAGGAGATGTCGGCGACGCTGAATTCCTCCGACAGCTCGGCGACCATGTGAAGCGCCGCGCGTTCCTCGGCACTCCAGTGCGCCCAGCGCTCCAGCTCGTCGTCTTCCGCTCGATCCTGCGTGAACTGCTCGGCCCGCTCGGCGATCACCTGCTGGTTCAGCTTGTAGGGCATGTATCCCCACAGTTGATCGACGAACTCGGAAGCGAGAACCGGACGCCGCGACGTCGGGCCCGAACTGCCGGTGAGGGCTTCCCGCGTGGTCTCGTGCAGTTCGGTGACCCGCCTCCACGCGATTCCGCACATGTAACGGAAGACGTTGTCGGCCCGGATCTTGGTGTTGGCCATGGCCTTGTTGACACAATCCACCAACACCGCCATCGGCAGCCCGGCTTTCAGGAACGAATCGACCGATGCCTCCCATGACACCGGCAGCGGGAACCGGGTTTCGTCCGGCCCGTAATGCCACCTGTCCCACGCTTCGCGGAACTGGGCGCGGCGGGCGTTCCTGGCCTCCAGATCGGCTGACATGCGTTCTGCCGCGGCCTGGAGAGCCTGTGCCCACCGCAGGGCGTCTTCGGCGACATCGTCGACCAAGGACGCATCCGGGCTGCTGGCAGACTTCCCGGAGTTGCAGTCCCGACAGGCGGTGACCAGGTTTCTGGCCGCATCGGCACCGCCCAGCGCGACCGGAACCACGTGATCCACGGTCAACGTGACCTCGGGCGCCGTTCGGCCGCAATACCGGCACGTGTGGCCATCACGCCGCAGGACTTCGTAGCGCAGGCGCTTGCTCACAGCCATCAGCGGTTTTCCTTCGTTTCAGTGGGGTCATTCGGCCTGAGTCCGAGTCTTTCGCGGATTCGTGCGGTGGTGTAGGTGGTCATGCGGCAGTGGGTGGCGATCTGGGGATCGGTCCAGCCGAGGTCGTGCAGCTCGGCCACCAGGCGCTCGCGGCCGGCGGTGTCGAGCACTTCGGCGGGCTGCTCGCCGAGCAGGCACGCCCGGTAGCGCACCCGCTCGGCGATCGGATGTGTCCGGGGATTCACGCCGCGTCCCCGAGCGGTAGAACTGGGGTCATGCCGCCGATGTCGTCGAGCAGCACCATGCCGCGGTCATGGATCCGCACCGCGGTTTCGATCGGCGTCTGCCAGGAGCGCAGCAGCCAGCCGTGCTGGTAGGCGATGGTCCGGTGGGATTCGATCCACCCGTGACATCCGGTGATGCCGGACCCGCACAGCAGCAGGAGGTTCGAGGGAAGGTTCGTCGCGACGTCCCTGCTGCCGCCAGCGCCCCTGGGCCGCCGGTGATGCACGTTGGTTCCGCGAGCGGACCCGCAGCGCTCGCACAGCGGCCAGCCGCCCCGTTCGGCGCGGTGGCGAACCACGGTGCGGGTGCGGTCGGTGAGCTGCTTGCTCATCGACCCACCCCGGTCTCGACGCCGTACATCAATCGCACGGATGCGCCGACGGACTGCCAGGCGCGCAACTCGGCCTCGACGGCGCGGGCGGTGCGCTCGGCGTACCGGAACGCGGTCTCGGCGGTCTCGGCCGCTTCCCGCTCGTCCTGGGTGGCCAGCTCGGCGGCGTACTTCTTCTCGTGCGCAGGGCCCTCGTGGTCCAGGTAGGAGCGCGCCACCGCGGCGTCATACTCGCGGCGCTTCGTCTTCGCCTCCCGTTCGGCGTCGGTGGTGACCGTGACGCCCTTGTGGATCCGCTCGGCGCACGCGCGGATCGCCTGCTCGATCTGCACCGGGTTCAGCGGCGCGTCTCCGTAGGCGCTGCTAGGGGTGTTCACGTGCAGCGACTCCTTGCTTTGTTTGGGCGTGCGAGCGGCCGAAACTAGGTCCGAAAACAGCGAAGTTTTGCGCTAGAAGCGCAAAAGTGGGTGGTTTCACTCGAATAGCGCAGTGACGCTGGGCGGCTCGGGTGTTCATACGGTCAGTCCTGCGCTTGTGCGGGCGATCCACACGCGGTTGCGGGACGCGCGGCGTTCCCGGCGGCAGCTGCGGTACTCCCCGGCGGGCACGATCACCCGCTGTGCGGCAGCAACGCCGATCACCGAGGGCAGCAGGTTCGGCCGGTCGCGGTCGGGTTCACCTGCTGCGGCGCGGATGTCGTCGGCGGTGAACGGCGCGCGGGCGGCGACGAGCTCGGCGAGGGCGGTTTCGAGCCGGTGTCGGTAGTCGCGGTGGCCGGCGGTGGCCGCCGCGAGTGCGGCGGCCTGCCCCTCGTGCCGGTCGGCCAGGCCCAGCGCGAGCTGCCCGGCGCTCATCGCCGCACCTGCACATCGAGAGTAGCGGGCGGCTCGAACCCGACCGGAATGCCGCGTGCGTGCTGGTCGTGCCACTCGTGCAGGAGTTCCCACACGTCGTCGCCTGCATCCCACGCGCTGCCGAGCCGTTCAGCGATCCGGTGCGCGCGGTCCGGCGCGACCTGTTCCAGTTCGGCCATGAGCGCGACGATGGCCAGCGCGTTGACGGGCACGAGCGCCCGCAGCAGGTCACGAGCGGTTTCCAATGAGACGTTCTCGGCGTAGTGGGGATCAAGGGCTTTCGTTCCGTGGCGCAGGAAATCGCCGATGATCGCGCTCGGCGTGTTCGGTGCGGCCTTCACTGCTGCCCTCCGTTGCTGCGGCGCATGGTGCGCTTCGGTTCGAGGTGCTTCAGGTAGTCGCGCAACGTCTTCTCGTCGGCGCTGGTGAAGTCGCCGCCCTTGCTCCACGCGGTGAAGTTCTCCGCAAGCGACCGGTAGTCGTCGCCGTGGATCCAGCCGCGTTCTTCGGCTTTGCCCCAGATCGCGCGCTTGAGTCCCAGCAGCCGCGCCGGCCCCCGGCCGCTGATCTCCTCGGCCGAGGCGATGCCGCGCCGGGTGTCGGCTGCGAGCGCAGCGACGATCGCCCGCCCCCACGCCGAGGTTTCCGCGTTCTGCAACTCGGCGTCCTTGGTGTAGTCGTCGAGGCCGGGGAACGGCTCGTAGGCCATACCGATGCCCGGCAGTTGGTCATGAGGCGATCGGTAGGCGGCGGCCACGACCACGATGTAGATCTGCTCGCCCAACTGCTCGATCCGGTACGGCACCGCAGGGTCGGCAGGCCGCAGCGAGCCGGCCGGGTACTTCTCCCGGAACTCGACGATGCGCGTCGCGACGTCGTTGTAGGTCTCGGCGTCGAAGTCCGTGCTCACGCGGCATCACCCACCGGCGGCACCAGCGGGGCGCCGATCAGCTTGTCCAGCTTGCGGCCCTGCACGTTGGCGACGTAGTTGGCCTGCGCGGCGAGGTACTTGGCGAACGCGTCGTCGTCGGCCTGCACCGGGATCAGCGCGTAGTCGTCGGGCTGGATGTGCAGGATGAACACCCGGTCGACCGGGATCATCGGCTGCTCGTCGCCGTTCTCGTCGAGGTAGACCTCAGCGCGGCGGTAGGCGGCGCACTGCAACACGTACTCGCCGTAGATTCCGTTGCTGGTCTTGTAGTCCACCAGTACGCGGCCGATGGCGGGGATGTCCTGGATCGAGTCGAGGGTGCCCGCGTAGCCGTGGGTCCGGCTGGCGACGGTGAGTTCTTCGTGGACGGTGGCCGGGTTCCAGTCCTCGATGTAGGCGGCGTACCCGCGCACGTACGGTTCGAGGTGTTCGGGGACCTCGATCTCGTCGCCCTGGATGTAGCGCTCGGCCAGCTTGTGCACCTCGGTGCCTCGCACGGCGGCGGCGTCGCGGCGTTCGTTCGGAAGTTCCTTGAGGTAGCTGATCGCGGGGCCGTTGCCGTCCCTGTCGATCATCCGCTTGAGATCCCAGATGTTCGTCACCACGTGCTCGGCGACCAACCTGGCAGCCCAGCGTTTCAAGGCGTCGTCCTTCGGGATGCCCTTCAACGCGGTGGTGACGCCGATCGCCCACCGCCCATCGATCTTGTAGCGGTGGTAGGTCGGGTATTCCACCCGCACGATCCCGCGCTCGGGACTGCGTCGGTTGGTCCTGGTCATGCTCGGAAGTCCTTTCGCGGCGCGAGGAAGCAGTGGAGGGGGTCGGGGGTGGTGCAGAGCGGGCACACGATCCGGGCCGGGGGCCGGCCGTCGAGGGGCTGCACCTCGACGGCCGGGCGGCCCTCGCACAGCGGGCAGGCGGGCGGCTGCGCGAACGTCACGATCAGCGCGGTCACGGGGCCGCTACCGGGGTCTCGTCGAGGGCCCGCACGGTGGCGCAGGGCCACGGGATCGGGTCCTCGTTGGCGTCGACCCCGCAGGCGGTGCAGTCGCCGTCGCTGTCGGGCTGGTGGGTCCGGCGCACTGCGGCGATCGCGGCGCGCAGCCGGTCGACCTCGGCCACGAGCCAGTCGACGTCGGCCCGGCTGTGCTCGATGGACGTCGCGTCGGGGTGCCGAATGCCGATCACGTCGGCGCGGTAGACCCGCTGGTCATCGCGGCTGGTGGCCTGCGGTGCGACCTCGTACACGGCCATGTCGCGGGCGGGCTTCATCCACATGTCGGTGCTGAATGCCAGCCGCTCGTCGTGGCGTAGTCCGCCGAATCCGTCGTACAGGTAGTTGTCGATGACGTCCTGCACGTCTTCCTCGGGAACGTCTTCGAGCGAGTTGACCAGCGCGCGGTCTTTCTCGGTGCGCTCGACGCGCACGCGGCTCATGACGTCGCATCGGCCGTAGCCAGGCCGCCAGTTGGCCAGGTAAGGGTCTCCGGTGTCGGTGTTCCCTGCCCAGTGCCAGGGGCCGGGGGCGGCCTCCTCGGCTCGGGCCTTGATCTCGTCGAGTCGGTCGCTCATGCCGACACCGCTTCGGCGTCGGCGGCCAGCAGCGGAGCGCAGCGCCATTCGAACGTCTCGACCTCTTCGGCGACCTCGACCATCGGCACCACGACCGACGGATCCGGCACCTTCCGCGTCACGGTCTCCGTGCCGGTGACAACCCGCTCACACACTGCGCCGCGGTTTCCGAGAGCCATTGCCTTGAACGGTCCCCACGAGATCGACAGGTTGTAGAGGCTCACGCCGATGTCCTTCTCGACCTTCGCGCCGTGCTTCAACGCGGCGCGGGCGATCGCGGCCATTTCCTCGGCGCTCTGCGGATGCCACACGTGGATGCCGTGGATTCCGCCGAGGTAGGTAGCCCGAATTTCGGGGTGTGCCTCGATCATGTCGGCGAGGGCGCGCAGGCCGGCGGCCTGCTGCTGGGCGAGCGTTTCGATCATCGGGTCACCTCGGCAAGATCGGTGGTCACGGCGGGCGCGGTGGGGTTCGGCGGCAGCTGGCAAGGGCGCAGCCGCAGGTCGTTGTGGATCACGTGGCGGTCGCTGTCGACGTAGCGGGCGGGGTGGGCGCAGACGGCGCACGGGGTGCCCAGCAGCGGCAGCAGTACCGGGGCAGGCGCGGGGGCGGTCACTGGGACACCTCCGACTCGGCGGCGCGCTGGGCCTGCTCGGCGAGGTGGTCGGCGACGTGCGCGGCGTGGCGCGGCATGAGCCCGAGCGGCGGGTGCGCGGGGTCGTCGATGTGGTGCGCGAGGAACCCGAGCAGCACGCGCAGGCTGCGCCCGTACTGTCCGGGGTGGACCGTCTCGGCGTGGTCGCCAGCGGCACGCAGTCGGCCGGCGAGGGCCTGCCGGTTGGCGATCTGCTCCGGCGTCAGCCGCTCGGCGCCGGTCTCCTCGGCTCGGTCGGTCTCGGCGGAGCCGTTCTGGCGGAGGGTGTCAACGAGCGCGATCGTGGCGTGCACGTGCGCCTCGGTGCCCCACCGGTCCGTCCGGTCCCCGTCGGTGAGCAGCTGTTCGGCCTTGGCGCGATGGTCGATCATCGGGTCACCGCCGCGAGGTGGTCGGCGATCCGCAGCCGCGCCGCCGCGTGGTAGGTGCAGAACGCGCGGTCGACGTAGCCGCGCACTTCCCATGCCCCGGGCTCGATGCAGGGGGTCCAGTTGCCGCCGGCGCAGTTCCGGCCGGGCAGTGCAAGCCAGGCGCGGTTGTCCTGCTCGACCAAGTCGTGGTCGGCGTGGGAGCGGGACACGGTGAACACGTTCAGCGCCTCAAGGAAGGTCGACGACACGTCGGTGCATTCGACGTCGGCTTCCGGCGGTAACTTTGTTGCAGCCATTGAGAGTTCCGTTCTCTCGTGGTGAGCGGGGCGTCGCGTCTCTTGGCGGGGAGCGACGGCCCGCGTTTGTGGTGGGGGGTCAGGCGTTGGCGAGTCGCCGCGTGCGAGCGGGCGGCTCACCGGCCATCCACCGGTCGGCGTCGTCGCGGCGCACGCGGTAGCAGGCGTGCGGTTTCGACTGGGCGCCTCGCAGTCCGCTGTGGCCGTCGGTGCGCTGGTACTCGCGGAGCGCGCGCAACACGGTGTCCTTGTGGCGGCGGGTGTAGTCGGCCGTCTCGCGAACGGTCATCCACGGCGAGGGGACTGCGGCGGCGCCGTCGACCCGCGGTTTGGTCGGCCGGGGCGGCGGGATCGGGTGCGTCGGCACCGGTCCCTTGGTCGGGTGGGCGTCACCGGTCATGCCGCGCCGACCTTGGACGCGCTCATCACCTGGTCGATGTCGACGCCCAGGTGGTTGGCGATCCGGTACAGGGTCTCGACGGCGGCCGTGTTGGTGCCGGTCTCGATTCCGTACAGGTGCTTGTAGGAGACGCCGACAGCGGCGGCGAAGTCGCTCCGGGCGACGCCGCGCTGCTCGCGCAGTGTCCGGATGTTGGTTCCTCGGGGGTCGGCCATGGGGACAACATAGGACACTAAAGGAGACTCAGCAAGAAATTAGAGGACATTTCAGCGCCACTGGTTGAAAACGAGAAGCTAGAAGAGGTAGAAAGAACCCAGAAGAACCCACCATAGGAGGACAGGTGCGGTACCTGACGAGACAGAAGCGCCGTCGACCCCCCTGCCGAGTGGACACGACCAGACCAATGAGGCATGCTTCGGACATGCCCGGAAGAGACTGGAAGAGGCTTGCGGACTACGTCACCCGTGCGCGCGTCGACGCCGGATTCCGGGCGCGGCGCAGTTTCGCCGAGCACATCGGCGTGTCGGACAAGACGCTCCAGCGGCTGGAGTTGAAGCACGAGCCCGTCAGCCCGACCGTGCAGGCGTCCATCGAACGCGGACTCGACTGGTCCCCCGGTAGCGTTCGGGCCGTTCTCGAAGGCGCCGAGCCGAACGAGCAGGCATCGCAGTCGGCGCCGGCGCCCGTCGATCCGGCAGAGGCAGCGGAGGAGTTCCGCGAGAACCTGCGCCGGGACTTCAACGAGCTCATGACGCGCGTCGACCAGTTCATCGAGCAGCAGCGCCGATCCGGGTAGGTAGCCACTTAGGACACCTGTTCACTCACGGCCGATCGAGGATTTTGCAACGATTTGCCGTAGTTGTTCGACTACCGGGCGTAGACCATTACGCCTAAAAGGACGTCGAATGACCCGAGTGGATGATCAGCGTTGGCTGGTCGAGCTGAAGCAGATGCGCGATCGCATCGACGCGGAGATCTCCCGACTCGAACAGGAGCAACGATCCCGCGATGAGCGCAAGCAGAGCTGGCAACTCATCAGAGGTGGCCTGCTCACCGTCGCACTGCTGACTCTCAGCGGCGCAGTCTGGGCACTGCGGCAGCTACGGGACCACACAGCGGCCTTCGCGTTGACCGCAGCGGCGGCATCCACCGGCGTGGTGGTCATGGCGATCGTGCTGGTTCCGGCGACCGAACGAGATGCCCGTGGCGAGTCGCCGCCCCCACCGCAGAGGACACGAGTCCTGCTGACGCCGGGACCACGCGAGACCGACGTAACGACCCTCGCGCCGACGGCGCCCCAGCCATCGAGCACGCCGGACACCACAACGAGCACGCCGGCCACATTGAGCAGCGAGCCCGAGCCGCCATCAGCCGCACCCGATTCAGTCACGAGCGCGCCGACCACGTCGAACACGCGAGAGCAGCCGAGCACCACTCCGACCAGCACGACAGAACCAAGCCCGACGGAGCGCCCCAACGACGAGGCGGAGCGCCCCGACGACAGCAAGCACGACCAGGACAAGCCACACGACAAGGACCGCTGCCTACGGGTGCGACCGCACCCCGGAGTAGACCCGCACGCCTGCCTGTACGCGGTGGGCGGAGTACTGCAAGCAACGATCTAGGGAGGCGATATGGCATGGGCTGACCCGTTACCGGGTGGCGGTTTCCGCGGTGGATACCGCGACTCAGCCGGAACGAAGAAGTACGTCAAGGACGCTGCAACAGGCCGGACGCGGAAGTTCACACGGAAGAAAGACGCGCGCGACGCCGCCACCGAGGAAGAAATCAGCGCCAGCCGACAGGCCGCGGTCGACACCGGAAAGCAATCCGCAAGGATCCCGTGGGGCGAATTCTGGGACCGCATCTCCGGCGCTCGGGACGCACGGCCGTCCGACACCTACGTCACCGAACACTGCCTCGTTGAGAAGTACATCCGTCCAAAATGGGGCGACGTTCACCTCAACAAGATCACCAGCAAGGGCAGTGCTGACACCGGCGTACAGGAATGGGTCGACGACCTGACGGCCGGCCGCGTTGACGCCTGGAAGTACGAACGGCAGCCCTCCCCCGCCTACGTCCGACGGATCTACGCGGTGTTCCAGGCATCGATGACGACAGCGAAGGAAAAGGGCATCCTGACGGCCTCACCTTGCGTTGGTATCAAGCTGCCCAAAAAGACCAAACGGGCAAAGCCCTATCTCGCACGGGACAACGCCGAGAAAATGGGCGAGCACCTGCGGACCTACCGCGACGTTGTGGATTTCAGCCTCGAAACAGGTCTCCGCCCTGGCGAACTGTGTGGGCTGCATGCGCACAACGTGGACCGAAAGCGCGGCTGGGTGGTGGTGTGCGAGGTCTTGGTAGCGCGACGTCGCGTCATCCGCCCCTACCCGAAGGACGAGGACATGCGGGCAGTCCCCCTGACGCCCAAAGCGATCGAAATCCTAGACCGCCAGCTCGACGGACGTAGCCTCGCCGGCGGCTGCGGAGTCGAACACACCGATGGGACCGAATGCACTGGGGCGCTGGTCTTTCTCTCCAAGAGAGGACACCCTATGCGATCCGATCGGGTTGGGGATTGGATGCGCCGGGCTGCGAAGAAGGCGAACGTTCCGTCGGTGTCGCTGTACGCGAGTCGCCGGGGATTCGCCACACGCGCGGCGGATGGCGGGCTCGATGTGTTCGCACTTGCTGACGCCATGGGACACGCTGATATCCGACAGACCAAGGAGTACGTACAGCAGACAGCCGCCGCCCGACAACGCCTGATCGCAGCCCTCGGCCAGGCGCCGACGCTGACCGTAATCCGTGGTGGGGCAGATGGGGCAAGTCATGGGGCAGACGTCGACCAACAGCCGTCTTCATCGGACTCGATCGAACCCGACCAAAACGCAGGCTGACCTGCTAGTTCGCAGTCAGACGCCGCAATCCACCTTCAACCACCGCAAGCCGTAAACCCGCAGGTCAGAGCACTCAAGCGACACCAGCACTGTCACAGTCAA